TTTTTATCCCCTGATTTCGTGAAACAGTGTAACAGGGTAACAAAAATCCACCCATTCTCTAACGGGAGAGGTGAGGCTACAGCACAGTAGCAGTAATAAAACTTGGGCGCAGAAATGGTATCAGTTTGCGTAAGAGTAGCCAAGTGAAGATCGGGTAGTGACGACAGTTCGTAACAGTGTGAGTCCTCTTTGGTAGGGGCTGCTGTGTGGCGCTGTAGGATAGCCCGATTGGAACTTGGAGCCACATTAAGGATCCTTATGTGCTTTGGATCTTGGCACCTAGTGGAGGCGTCGATGGAGGCCCCTCCTTACCTGACTAACTGGGTTCGCTCCCCGGTTAGTTATTACCCAATGGCGGCAGAATTATCTCAAGAGGTAGCTAGTCCAGCAAGGTTAGCCGATTCCCAGCGACGAATCGGTAAGGGTACGACGAGTGATGCGGTCAGCAAGCATCAGGGCGACATTAGCCCGAGCCCCGCAAGTGATGGGGTTGTTCAGTCCGGACCCAGGACGTTAAGTATGGGCGAGAGCTTGGTAGTTGACTATGTCAGCGGTCTGGGCTCTGAGTTGAACGATGATTGTCTGAATTTCGACCCTATAGGTTGGAATTGGCCTTTGATGATCATTGTGTTTGTGGGTGTCGCCCTTGGAGCAAGATTTGCTCAAGGTGCCGGCAACTACCTCGTCGGGGTCGAGAAGAACCCCGGCCCTGGAAAGGGAAAAGAAAAGGTCAGCCGCAGCCACAAGAAACAAGGGTTGGTTGCGAGGAAGGTCAAGCAGGAGTTGGAAAGAAAGCAGGGTTATGATGATGCGGATAGAACAAAGGCAGCTAGTACGAAAGTACTTTTGTCGGCGTTTACTGAGCTGAAGAGCTTGGGAGTCCCCGTCTCTGACCTGCAGGTTGTGCCAACTTCGACGATTGTTGTGGAGAAGGATCCGATTTTGGATTCAAGGAAGAATCAGATAGAAGCTATCCGCCTTAAGACGGCCGAGCGCTTGGAAATGGTTGATTTCTTGGATCACCAGGATTCAGAGTATGATGGGGAAATTGACATTGAGGCTTTAAGTAGTTTTCTCAATGACAAGCTCTCTCAGGGTTACGATGCGGATACAGATGATGGTTCATTTGTTTATTCTGCTTTTCCTGGCATAACGTTGACTTGTGCGGAGAATCCGTGGTTTACCCGTGGGGGCATTCCGAAGACGTATCCGTGCTTGCCGCATGCTGACTTTGATGAGGGAGAAGAGGGTGATGGTGTTAGAAGGAGGTACATAGGACCCGCTGTGAATGCGATTGTGCCGACGGTTGCGGAACAGGAGATCGAAATTGCAAGTGAATTGCGATACCTGCAGACGAGAAAACAGTATGAAGAGTTTCGCAGTTTGAATACACCACCAGAAGCTGAAAAGCTGATACCTTGGTTGAGCCACCTACCAGTTGTGCCGGGAGGTCGTGATATCAAGGGGTCCTTAGTGGATTTGGTGAAACCCTGCCTGAACATGGGTAGAGTTTCAACCGCGCGACTGCCGCGGTATATAAAATTGGCAGAGTTACCGAAATCTAACTGGCATGCAGTGATACCTTGGAGTACAATCCACCCGGGCACGATGCGCAGTCTTCTACATGATTTCGGCTTTACTGATAGATTAGAAATGGTCGATCAGGTACTACTGGTGGGCATTCCAGTGTTTCTTCGGAAGCGCGAGGATGTCAGACCGTGGAGGGATAAAGCCGATAAGTGTAGGGATGATGTGCTAGTGTGCATCCAGCCAATGATTTTGGTGCTATACAATGACCAAACAGGTCGTTTTCATACAGTTGATGCCAAGTTTGGCAGTATGACTCCAGCTTCGATGAACTGGTTTGGAGACACTTTTCAATTTAGTGTTCCTTGTAAAATGAAAATTGATGGAGAGAGATTTTTCAAGAGGTTTGCAACTGAGGTCTATACTGGGCGTACTGCCCATTTTACTGATAGACATTTGTTGTATACGCCTCTTTGGGTGTCTCTTTACCAGTTGGTTGAATTGTTCAGCCGAAAAACGTTGTTGGCACCGCGCTTACTGGTGTCCACATCCATGGAAAGAATGATGAGATTTGCGGCGGAGGATACGTTAACATCGACAGACTTAGGAATGAGGCTGGCGGCGGATGTTAATGTTTCACGTGATACCTTGTCACTATTATCATGCCTCGTGATGGGTGATGCACACACCCGTCTTGAGGATTTTTAGAACGCTCTGAAGGTACGTGGTTCCTTCATGGCTATTGTGTCCAGGAGAGAATGGATAGGCTGGAAATTTTGAAAAAGGTGAAACCTAGTTTTAGGATCACCAGTATCCGGCCCCATTTAATAAACAACAATCAAATCTCTGCTAGACTACCAATATGCTATGATGGTGCCACACCCCCAAGACCCTCCCAGGGCGATCTTTTATCTAGTATAGCCGGTGTGGCCCATAGGGTTGCTTCCGAAACACCTCTACCCAATAGAAAATTTATGAGGGAGTTTAAAAGATATGTATCATTATGGCTGAGGAGGAATTTGACTCCCCTGTCTGCCAATGAAGTCTTAACGTTCGATGAGTGGTTGGGTTCAACCACTTATTCTCAGGCTAGGAAGGATGAATTGACACGTGCTTGGAGCGCATGTGATTCGAAGCCTAAGCCAAAGAAACTTCGGAAGGTTAAGAGCTTTGTAAAAGACGAACCCTACACGTGTTACAAGTTGCCCCGGGGGATTTTCTCCAGGGCTGATGTGGCAAAATGCATGTACGGACCCCTGGTCCAGAGTATTTCAAATGTGTTATTTATGTCGAAATGGTTTATAAAGAAAGTCCCCGTCAGAGAAAGGCCCATGGTCATCTATGATACTCTTTATAAGGCCGGATCAACATATTGTTACACTGATTACACTGCCTATGAGGCTCATTTCAAGAAGGAGCTGATGAATAGTTGTGAAAATTTGCTGTTCGCCTATATGACGAGCCGCTTAGATGCACAAGCCAGGTGGGTAGCCAAGAATATGGCCACCGTAAAAACCGGAATCAACAAGATTATTTTTAAAATTTTTTCATGCAATTTAGAAGCGTGTAGAATGTCCGGTGAAATGGACACTTCTCTTAGCAATGGCTTCACAAATTTAATGCTATACTTATTCACTTCTTTCAAAGCAGGGTGTCCCGAAGAAAAGATACAAGGGTTTGTTGAAGGCGATGATGGGCTCTTCAGAAATGATGGTCCTTTTGCCACAACCGAATTGTTCGAGGAAATGGGGATGTCTATTAAGATCGGCCTTACGACCCGATTGGAACATGCTTCGTTTTGTGGACAGGTTTATAGCATCGAAGACTTGTCAGTAGTTACCGATATTCGCGAACAGGTCTGCCGTTTGGGTTGGACCAATAAAAATTACGTGAATGCTAATGAGAAGACAAAAATGGAATTGCTCCGTGCTCGGGGCTATTCCTTGGTATACCAGTATGGGGGTTGCCCTGTGCTTGGAGTGCTCGGGAAACGGATTCTTGAATTGACCCACGGGATCACAATTCGTTCGACTATCATTGATAGGATGGACGCGTGGGATAAGCAGCGCCTTATTGAAGCGATGCTTTGGCAAGATGAAGTTAAAGATCCGGGTATTTGTACTCGACAACTTGTAGAGGAATTATACCAATTACCTATTTCTGAGCAGTTGGAAATAGAAGACAAGATTAGAACCATGGGTTTGGGGTTACTCCCCTTTCGTTTCAGCTCTGTACCAGAAAGCTGGACGCATTATTGGAATACATATGGCTCATCGGTTCTAGGAGAACAAGCGGTTTGGTTGCCCCAGCGGGCGAGCAAGCTTCTCCACCAGCTCGACAGAGCGGGTGCTTTGACTGGTGCTCAGCACCTAGACTTCTTTGGGGGAAGAGGTCGTGTGTAGTTCTTACACAGGTCCCGTAGATGGCCGAACTTGGCTTCAGGTATTAGCGAACCTGCGGAATCAGCTCGTATTAGCCTTGGGCGTATCCCAG